ACAAACGCCAAACACGTCCGACAACTTATTTCAGATTCCATCATTTCCTTTTTTTCCTTCTTCTTTAAGTAAAGCCTTATTTCTCCAGTTTTTGGGTATATAACCACCTGAGAATCTGGGATAAATCTTACGTCTGCGGTCCCCAATATGGGGGGAGATTTGATGAGGGGATCTCTTAACGGTTTTGAGTTGCCACATTCACCGCACAGAACATGGATAGTCCTATCAAATCCACATCGCCCGAAGATGGTAACATAAAAACCAGATTCTCTTTTTATGGTTAGAGTTGGTTCCTCATAAGAAACTTCCAACGGATGACGATGTTTTCTGGCGAACGCACTCCATTGGTCAATCTCTGGCGGGGTAAGACTGAAATAATCCTTCCCGAGCTTACTCATTCCCACCTCCTACAGAACCGAGTTAGGGTGTTGAGCTTATCTTGAAGCAACTCCATCTGGCGGCAGATCTTCTCGATCTCTTCCTTGATTTCGAGCAGGATCTCCTCAGATGGAGCCACGCGGACTCTGAAATCGGTATCCAGGATCTCACCTGACTTCCTCCCGAGAATAAGAGCGTCCACAGCATCAGCATAGCTTATGGCAAGCGCACACTTCTGGAGGTGTATAGTGTTGAGTCGGTCGGCCTCTTCCTGGGTTGGCACTCTGATCTTTATTGTCTCCATGTCTTCCACCGTCCGTTCGAAAGATATTGGTGTTTTCCACATCGGCTACACGATCTGGTAGCATGTAGCTTGCGGTCGTAGGGAAAATACGATCTACAGACATGCCACTCATGACATCCGAGCCAACATTTTAAATTCATGTTATCCATCTCCCGCGGATAAGAACCTGGAATTTGCGACATCTTACACAAGCTCTGATGGCGCAATTCTTACCGTTGGCAACTTGAAATCGATCATAGATCCAGTTATGCCATCCCAACAAACAAAGTAAGTACCCCATTTTACGCCTCCTCTACGCTTACCCGGTCAATCTTTTGGCTTCATCCTCGTGCATAGTGGCGTCGGTCAAGAGGTAGATCGCCTTTTGTGTTTCTTCCACCTCTTGAATCGCATGGTTGAGGTTATTTCGCATCTCTTCTAGCTTCGCTTCGAATTCAAGAATCTTTCTTGAAAAGTCGTCCGCGCGTTGCAGTTGGTAATCTCGATGTATGGTAAGTCGTTTGATGACTGTTTCCATTTAATACCCCCTATAGATAGCGAACCACCCGAGCCCGATAGACACGTATGGGCCGCGCCCTTCATGCCAGATCGGTGTCCAGTAATGTAGCCACCAGTTTCCTGGTCGAGGATCTGAGGCACCGAGATTTTCGAATCGGCACATACCCCATTTGGGTTTGAGCCGATCTGTAGGATACGGTCGCCGCATGGCGAGGATGCCCTTTATAGTACTTTTAATAGATCGCATATCCGTTCTCCTATAACCACCTCTTTGTCTAGTGGTCCAGTCTAGTGCGCTTTCGACCAGACCACCTACCCGAGATACACGCACAACGGGTATTAACTCGCGGCCTGGAGATTGCGACCGCTTCTGCTCGCCACCGCGATGACGAGGGAGTCAATGGGGCTTTTCTCATCTCCACCCATTTCTGGAGCGCAAACTTGGTGCGGCGGGTCGGACTTGAACCGACTCTCTCTCGTACCCATTACAGCGGGCCGCTTGCGGTCTCACGTCCCAATGGACTGCCGACACGAGAGAAATTCCCACTAAATTAATAAACCGCCGCATTTCTTATTTCTTCTCACCAAGATCATGCTTCCGATGGTCCGCTTCCTCACACTCTGGACACAGTTCCATAATCTTTACTGGTGGCGACCAGAACCAAACCTTCCGCTCGTGCTTGATGGTAACTGTGCGCCCACATATCGGACATTCCAAAACGGTTTTCATTCTTTCCACTTCCCCCCCCATATCATACGGACTAGTGCTCTTACTGTTTCTCCACATCTTGAGATACTCGATGAGCTTATCCACCTGACCACGGGTAACCGTAATTTCGGCAACACTGTCGGCTATTCCGAGCAGGTCATCATCATCGATTAACTCAAGTGTATTATCTACCTCATAAGGTTTCCCTGTGTCATACTCTACGGTTGTATAGCAGCCCGGTATTGGGTCAAACTTCATTACTCACCTCGTCAAAATGAAATTTCCCGCATTTGGGACATGCGCCAGCTACGATGTGGCCGTCAGGTATGATTTGTGGTGGTGTTGCAATATAGGCCCACCAAAATTCGAGATTCTTAGTACGTCCCTCCCACCCACAAGCTCGACACCTCACGAAATAGACGGTGTTGGTCTCCATCTCACCCCCGAAACAGCATCCAGGCGAAATAGATGATCGCCGGAATGCCGCGGATTACGTTATAGATTCCTGTCAGGATTTGCATTGTTGTCTCCTATTCCATTTCTTCCATGATCTGAATGAGTCGTTTAAAGGTTACCCTCTCAAGTAATTCATCAAGTTGATTTGGTTTGAATTGGGCCTTTAGCGCATCCCACCGCTCTTTCCATGGATCTTTAGGATGAACTTTGCAGAGGTTATCGAGGCCAGCAAGTCGCAGAGCGTGTTCGTAGAGTTGTTTTTCGGTATTATGAAGTGCCACCCGGCAAGCGTCGATCTTCTTTTCCAGCAATACGTCTCCTGCCTCGACTGCCATCTCTAACGCATTTGTGTAATTTGCGACCCGCAATGTTACCTCTTCCTGACCGGCCCAACACGCGTCAATCTTCTTTTCCAGTTCGGCATACGCACAATGATCCTGCTCTAAAAGTTCGACGCTCCGCTGCAATTCATTGACCCGCTTTTTGAAGTAATCGAAGTCCGATGCCAAGTGTCCAGGCACATCGACTTCCAGAGAGGTAAGCTGGGTTTGTTGGGCCTTGTAGTCGGCTTTGATGGTTTCGATCTCTTTTTCCAGCCCATTCAATCGCCCGGTAATGGCCTGGTTGGAGAACTGAACACCATCAGTTTTCCGCTCGAAATGACCGGTGAATCCGTCAAGTCTTCTCTCCAACTCGTTCATACGGTTAGTATCTTCGACCTCACGGTAACTAAGATGATAGTTGATGGTTTCGATCTCTTTTCTTATCGGTTCAAGAAGTTTTGTGACATCCCCTGCCGTGTTCCCGATACGTCTGAATGCCTCATTAATCCTGGTTTCCAGCTTTTGAAATTTGAGATGCGCCCCAGCCTTCACAGCATCTTTGGCCCACTCAGCCCTATCGTCTTCAAGGCCATCGACACGTTTCACAAGGTTGCTGTGCCATGTTCCAGCATTGTCGAGTCTTTTCTCAAGACCCTCAACGCGTTTTCTCAGGGCTGAGAGTTCGCCTTGTACCTCCAGCGCAAGAGTATGAGCATCACAGGCTGCACCATTTAATTCCCGTATCTCGTTAAGTAGTTTGTGATTTGAATCATCAAGTTCTTGTGTTTTCTTCTCTAATTCCTTGAGCCGTTCATGGTTGTGATATGCGCCAACACCATAATCAAAGCGTTTCTCCAAACCATCAATCCGCTCCCTCTGGGCCTTCGAGATCGCCGTCATGGTGTTTGTAGCCGCATCTAAATCGTGTTTTAAGGCATCGATCTGCCGCTGGAGCGAGACCGGCATCTCGTCTGAATCAGGCAATGTCGATCGTTTCCTGTCTTCAGGATATCCCATCACTCACCTCCGGGAAGAGTTGTCTCCGCGCCTCTTTTTCGGCACTCTCTTTGTCTGGTGCATGGACGAGAACTACTTTGAGAGTTCTTGGGTCTTGGATATCATCCTCCAGATCTTTTTTGTTAAAGAAGGGACGAATGATAAGATCACCATTTTTGAAAAGTTTTCCTATCCAATCCATTATCTATTCTCCTCTTCTGTGGAGCCGGTGGGGGGATTCGAACCCCCTACCTGGTGATTACAAGGCACCTTTTCTTATATTCCCTCGGTAATCATCGCCAAAACCATCCCAATAACCGCGACCGCTGCCATGGCGACTAAGCCAAGCAGTAATCCTAAGAATGCGTAGTAGGTCACCTCAAGAATCTTTCTCATCTTTGCGTTCTTTCCGACTCTTGAGCCGATCGAAATAATAGACAGTGGTAGCACGGTTATGGTTATCTACTTCCCCCGGCTCGCTATACTTGGCACCGAATGGTATCCAGGGATTCTGGCCTGGGATGATGAAGACTTGGAGAGCGCAAACGTCCTCGTCAATCTTACATCGCACGGGAATATCGGATGGGATGGTTACTCCGAAGTCCCGCTTAACTTCTCTTCGCTGTTTATTCGTCACCATCACCCTCCTCTTTTCCTTTCAGATAGTCAGCGACCGCTGCTATCATGTAAATGCAGACAAGGAGCACAAGACCTGCCGCCGTTGGCATCCATATTGGCCCAAGCACCCACCACCATGACCAATCAATGTAATGGGTCAGTTTAAGAGCGATGAAGAGTATGGAAAGGTGCCCCAAATACTCCATCGCCACCGCTTCTCTTACGTCTGAGTTCATTCGTTATCCTCCTTTGTATTTGCAATGATTCTGGTTGGATACCTCGGCTCACAGACGAGCTTTATGGCATTTGCCGCTTCGAGAATCTCCAGGGCCATGTTGTCGTAGTACACGTATGCGCCGACCTCCAGCCCATAGTGAGAGAGCAAAGCCTTGGCGTGACGCTTGAATTCCCGCATCGTAACTCCGTTGGGAAATTGGTAGACAAAATCGAGAAGATCCTGCGTCACTTGAAGAATCCGCTTAAAATCATTCTTTTCCATGCTTACCTCAGTTGTTCATACGTGGAATCTTGAATTCCGGGCCTGACCAGTTCTCGATATTGCGAAGTTCGTAATATCGCCCGATTTCAATTCCAAAAATGATCAAAGCCATGACAAAATCATGTGTCTGTTCGGAAGACATTCTAAACTGATCGTGTTCCGTGATGCTCGTCTGGCCCGTTATTTGTGCCAACGCTCCCCTGACATACGGTGCCGCAAAGCTGGAAAGCACCTCAATGGATTCAACCGTCCAGGCTTTGGTCGCATCCTCGAAGGGATGTTGAGCGATATAATCGACTATTGCCCTCATAGCATCCACCAACTGCTCTTCATCTATCTTTTTCAGGCCCATACTTGACCTCCTTGGTTATTTCGTACCGCGTTTGGATTTCTTAATCGGATTCACCTTTTTCTCCTGTGGTTCAACCCGTTTTTTAAGATGTGTGGCAGTATTACAGATCGTTCTCCATTTGATTAAGGGCTGAGGGTAAGCGCCACAATAAAGCCCATCGGGCCACTCCTCAACATGCTTGCATCCCTCGCAAAGCACCAAAATTGGTTGGCATCCTCCCTCAAAGTCACATCCATCCAATGTCATGAACGGACAGGGCCTTCCGGGGCGAATGGTTCCGCATTCCATATAGCGATGTTTTCCCATCGTCATAGCCTCTTCGATTTCTGTGTCCGGCTCGATTGGGAAGTTTGCGATTTAATCCTTACTCCGCACACCGGACAAAACACCACGAGTGTTGCAATATTCGCGTGAGTAAATAACTGTCGGTCGGCCTCGTATTCCGCTCCTATCCAATTACAATGTTCACATAACAGGTCTATCTCAGCCATTCCCTTTCCTCCTCGACCATCGTGCGGCGATATCATCGTCATAGAATTGCTGGAGGTGCATCCAGGTTTGTGCGCTTGTTTGGGTAATTGGGGCCAAACGCTGCGCTAGTATTGGGGTTATGCGGACCCGTCCTTCAAAGATACAGAGAACATGGAAGATTGAGATCCCGAGTTCTTCCGCAAGTCGCTGGACGGTAAGCTGGCCGCTAGTTACATACTCATAGAGGATCTCTCCAGGCGGGACCGCTTGTTTTCGCTTTGCTCGCGGATTATATTGATTACTTGCCACGAGCTGCCTCATCGATTTTGGGAATCCTTACCGATCCCAGAAACGCCTTTATTTCCTTGACGTGGGCATCTTGACAATCCATAGTGGAAAGGGCCACGGCATGTCCCGGCATGACAAACACGCCACAGAAGAAACGACATCCATCCTTCAGAAAGTGCGTGAAGAACATATCGGCATCAATACCGGGCCAACGAATCTTTTCAATCGCCATGTGAGATACACCCTTTTTAGATGCCTCTTCAAGTGGGGCCAACATACGAATAGCAATGTCTTTTGCGGTTTGTTCTACGAGCATCTGAGCAGGGATGGCCGCATGGCGCGCATGAAGCCAAAGACCGTCCGTGTTATACTCTGCCTCTTCGATAAGGACATCTCCGTATGGAGACCCCACTTTTCCTTTTTTTGAGGTGTATTTGCCGGGAAAGGTCACAGACATCTCTTTAGTAACAAAGGTGTAGGGTTTGGGTGCCAGGTTGAGTTCTGCACCATACAGGATTTGCGCTGCCAAAAGCACGCAGAAACACACGAATATGGTCACCCCGACGACGAATATCTTTTCATTTCTGGTCATTTTGTTCTCCTTTTTATCAATCATACCCATGCGCCTCTCGCGCGAGTTCGATAATGGTGGCGCAATGACCACCAGATGCCTCGGCAAAATTCTTCTGGGAATGATGTTTTTAAGAAAGCGCCAACAGCATCGTTGGCAGGGTCGATTACAACAAAGATATCGCCATAATCCACCCCGACATCGATGAAACGCTGCACTTCGCTCACGAGATTTTCATACATTTTGCTCATGTTGCACCCCCGATCGGGCAATAGCCTTCAGCCCGCAGCAAGACATCCACAATATGGTTGTCCATGTCATCAGATTTCCAAACAAGCACCGGGACACCTTTACGGAACTCTACACATGCGAGTTCTCGATTCATTGCCATCAGTGGATGTGATGAGCCCTGCATTCTCAAGGTGATCATGATCGCATCGGGTTTCGGATGCACAATGCGCCTAATTACCCAGGCCGCACTCCCCGGCATGTGGTTTGGTCGTGCCTTGAGCGTTGTAATTCGCCAGTGATAAGTATGGTACGAGTACACAATGTATCTGATCATGTCTATTCGCTTATAATCCTCAATCCTGACATGATCTTTCGACCATTTCTCTTGGAATTCACCAGGACTAATGGCATAGGCGTAGGTTGCCCCAAGCATTATTGCCAACATCATTATCAATGAGCGCAATCCTACTAATTTTTTCATAATTTACCCCGCTATTTTTTGGATTGCGTACATCATGAGCCCGACTGAAAGCCCTATTCCGAGCCCGAGAACGATAAGACACGCCATGGTTCCCAAGAGTCCAAAAAATAACTCCCAGATGAATTCCCGAAACCATAATAGGTGCTCAATTTTCATATCCCTTCTCCGTCTCCCCGTTCGGCGGCGTAGCGTGAATTACAAGGAAAGCCAGCCGCTTCCCAGCGGTTTCTTCGATCTTCTTCCTCTAAATCCCGCTGTTTTTGATCTTCCAGCCACGCGTCGAGGATTCCCAGGTAATTCTGGGCATCAGAGATCGTATCGTTGATGGTTTCGTCCTTAACAGCCGGGTAAAAGTTGATGAGGTTCGAAATCCGGCTTATTTTGTCTGTGAGCCGAACCATGATGCCAGTTTCAACTGAACAAAGGCCCAAGACTTGACACAAACGGAAATTAGCGAAAGGATCATGCGAAGCAGCATAATCGTGACTTTTGGCACGAACGATTTTGATGTTTTCGGCATATTTCCGTTCGATATGGTCAATGTATTCTTTTTGATCCATTGAACAACTCCTCCAAAGGTTTGTGGGGCTCGGTGCTCGAAATCCGTACACCAGCGGTCTCCTGTGACATAGAGATCCTGAAGGGCGCACCACCCGCTGTCGTAATACCCGATATAGTTGTGGCATTGGCGACATTCGAGCTTCTTGTCAGCTACGAGATGGCCGGTGGGCTCTTGCCATTCATGAGAATCGCTCATTAGCAATCCCAATACCCTTTAAGCCTGATGGGGTGATGACCCGTTTTCGACATATAGCGCACGGTCTCTCGTATCCACTCCTCTACCTTGTGCCCACCAGCCTCATACATGCAGTAATAAAGGATGGATGCGACATTCTGCATTTCTTCATCTCGCAAAGTCCGGCTAAACACCTTGAGTTCGTTTTCCAGGTAGTTGAGAACCTCTTGAGCGGCATAACCGGCACGCGCACCAAATATATACTGGTAGAGCTGTTTACGACCGCGCTCTGTTTGTTTCAGCTTTGCTATCTCTGCTTTTGTGAGAAGGCGACCTTCCCAATCAATGATCAGTTCTTCAGTCATTTAAAAGCCCCTCTCGTCCTTTCCATCAGTGGTAAGGCGCTTTGCTCCCCACACGCCCCGATATGGATCAGTGAGAATAGAATCAAATTCAGCGAAGATCACCGCCGCAAACCTGGCTTCTTGTTCCAGCCATAAACCGCGCCAGTGGCGCACATCAATCCCGGCAGTAATCACGCCAGAATAACCTGGATCAATAACGGTGCCGATCAACCGGGCCGCGCCACGAAAGATAGAAGTGCGACAGAAAACGATCCCGAGATATTCGCGCGGCACACTGATGATTTCTCTGGATTGCACCAAATAAGGGAACCAGGGCCAAAGTCGATACCATCCAGGTCCGGTAACTGTGGGGCTCATCACATCAAGCTCATCAGCCGCGGGAAGATTACGATGGTTGCGACCAATCACTGGCACCTTCCCAAGCATGCGCTGACGAAAAACCTTGGCGACGGTGAGGTCATATTTCGAGCCCTCGATAAAAGCGATACGATCCTTATCGAATGGAGCGATGAGACTTTCTTGGGTAATTAATTCCTTGAGGGTGGCTGCGGAAAGAAAGGACATCAGACACCCCCACACGAACATTCACGATGTCGATCGATGTCTGCGGTAAGTTCATCGACCCTATCTCGCAGCCGATTGTTCTCCGCTCGAAGGCAGCGGGCCTCGCTTTCATAATAGGCCGCAGACGCACGCCAATCGAGCACAACACTCAAGGCGCACTGGAGATCGGGATCTTGAGTGCCCAGCCGATACTTCTCCAATGTCTCAAGCACTTTCACTTCTGACATCATTAGGCACCTCCTTTCCGATGGCGGCAAGTCTCTTCGCCAAATCGATATATTTTTGATCGACTTCTGGTTGGGTTGGTTCGGGCCTAACTACACCCTGTTTCATGATGGATTCAAAATTGTAGCGGTTCACGATCTGGAAGGCCCCACCCATAACCAGTAAGAAGCCATGATTCCACTTTGGCATCCGGTTTTGACGCAGGTTGATGTATGGTGTTTGCTCCACAGATCGCCCATGGCCGCATTCAGCAATTTGGAACGAGTTGGATCGATCCATACCGAGAGCGAGCCGATGAGTATGGGTACATGCTACGTGACATAATTGATTTGACGCTATCTCGTAAGGCACTGATAGCGGCACTTTTGAGTAGTTGTCTTGGTGCATTACCCGTATTCTGCCGGTGCAGCTTTCCACGTCACAATGGGCATACTCTGAGAACTCTACGTCAGTCTCACTTTGAATGAGGTCTCCAACAGTAAGCTCACCGTCACACTGGTAAGCGAAGCGACGTTCGTGGTTGCCGGTAATCCATTTGATCCGCTCATAGATACGCCGGAATTTGTTGACAAGATCAATGGTCGGCCCAAGTTCTTCGCGGTAAGAAACAGCCGTGCGGGTCATCTTGGCCCATTTTGACCATGTATCGTTGGCAATAATATCGCCACCAAGGATAAGATCCTCAATGCCGAGTTCTGACCCCATCCAACATACCATATTAAGCACTTTGGCATCGTATCCAGGGCTCTCACAATCAGATAGGACGATAAAATTATCACTCTTGAGTGTAATCCAGTTAGTGTAGTATGGTAGTGTGGATTCTTGAAAGATTGCTTCTCTCATCCAAATATGACCTCCGTCCCTTCTTTACGGCATCGGTGGGCACGACTTCTTGCGCTCCCCTCCGTTATGCCTTCTAATTGTGCCACCCATGCTGGTGACACTTTCGCGCACCGCTCAATGTAAGAAGTCCGATCATAAAATCGTTTACCTTTATTCCACGACTTTCGCCCAATCTGAGGGTAATGATCAGTTGAGAGTGGATGCCCTTTCTTTCGTAATCGGAACCTCATACTCGATAGGGCGCTGCGTGTGATCGCAAATCCCTCCATGAGAAGTTTCGCATTGAGGATTCGTTCCCACCATGCAAACTCAATTTGGTAAGTCCGTTGGCATTTATACGGGAGATCGTGGCCGTGTTGTCGCAACCATACCGCCCATTTTGAAACTGTAACTTCGGTCACTTGGTACTTCACAGATAATTCTCGCAGAGTCATGTTGGGCCAATCTTTGATAAATCCATATATATCATTCCAGGGAGATGGTTGGTTTATTTCACCTTGTTGTTTTCTCCATTGTGCATATTCACGAAAACAATCTCGGCACCAAGGCGTAAGGCCGTCAAGCTGTGAACGATTTTTATAGTAGCTATCTACTCCTTTCCACCTTCTGCACCTCGGACAGTATTTCATATCACCAACCGCTCTAGGCATCACAACCTCCTCCCACGCACGCGTATTCCCGAGCGCCGGTTGTTTGGTCACTCCTCTCGTAGTCTCTCAGTCGAGTGAAATCTATCTCTGGAAAGGCTTTCTCGGCCCTCATATATTCTTCTTCGGTGATCTCTTCGAAAGGCAACCAGTCATAGGACGGGCTTTCTTTCGGCAGGAACGAAACACCCTTCACCCTGTCCCAATGGTCATAGATCCAATCAGCAACCTTGATCCATTCATCCTCAGCCACATAGACGGTGCAGGAAGCGTTGTGCTCACACCAGTTTTCAGTGACCGAGAGATACCATTCAAGTTGATCCATGGCTGTCATATCGTGACGGGTGATCGCTCCGTCTGGTGAACGGACTGGAAAGCTCACGAGAGCATGAGTGGCCTCGTGGCCTGGGAGGTCGCGGAAAGGGACTCCTTGATCCGCGATGCACTGGAAAAGCGGATCATTCTTTTCAATCTGCATATTTCTGAGATAAAACTTTGACCATCGAGGATGAAGCCCAGAGGAGCACCCGGCTACTTCGCTTACCGTGCCGGATGGCTTCTCACAGGTACACGCCTTGGATTCTGTGATCTCCAGTGTCTTACATGCCTTCCGCATGGTCCGCAAACAGGTGGCGAGGAGGAGCCGTTGCACTTCATCGGTGAGCACACCTGGATTGTCCATGGCTCCAGTGAAAGACACACCAAGAAGGTGCTCCTCTTCGCAATTCTGAGCCCATTCCGGTCGAAGATGTGGAAAGTTGTGCATGGTGGACTGAATTACGCCCAACCACGTCGCCGTCCGCACTTTGTCCTGAAGATCCTCGAAATCGTCTCCAGGCCGAATGGTCACTGTCGTCACATTGCAGAACTCGCGCGGTCGCGCGCTAATTTCAGCGCAGGGATTAAAACCTTTGATCAGTTTGGAACGACGGCGATGGGGTGCGTTTTTCTGGGCTGCGTAGAGATTTGCTATTCCTCGCTCACCGTTGTTGGATTTGGCGAGCTGATACCATTCCCTCATAAAATCAATCTGAGATGGCCTCTCGTGATAAATAGCCGAGTTGTTGGCATATCCGCGCCGCGGATGGTAGCCGTCAGATTTACAATCCCTCATCTGCTCATCCCAAAGATCGGAAAGAGAGATAAGGGCGCTGCGACGCACACCTCCCACCACTACCACTGAGGCGATCTCGCAGAGAATGTCATGGCACTCTAACGGGGTGAGTTTTCGGCCACCGGCACGAGAGATCTTGGTACGGGCATAGGAAAGTAATTGAAGAAGAACCTCACCACCAGAGGAGCGACCACCCATTGTGCGTAATGGCGCTCCCATTGGGCGAAGCTGGGAAGCATCGAAATAGACATCACGCCCCGAGTACCAGGTATCAATCCCGAACTGGAGGGCTTGCATCCAACCCTCTCGTGAATCCTCGATGCAGTATTTGAACGGCGTTGCGTTTTTCTGGCTTTTGATGGTCGGAAGCTGGTTGATATATTCTTCTTCTATTGAGAAACCAACTCCACACCCACACATAAGCAAATAGAGCGTCTCACTAAAAGAATCGAGGGCATCAATGGGAAGAAAGCTGCAATTATAGATACAGGCATTTTGACGCTCCGCAGCCTCTCCTGCCGTCCAGACAAGTCTCATGCTCGGAAAAACATCGAGATTCAAAAGGAACTGACGTGCCTTTTTCGCCACCTTCGCTGGGATGCGAGGATCTCTAAAAAGGAAGCCGAGAGATCTTTCCGCTGTCTCTTCCCAGGTCTCTCGTCTGCCCTCATCCCATAGGAAGCGGGAATAATTCCTCAATGTAACAAACTGGCCCAACTGATCCATCATTTTCCCCTCGGTTCTTGGAATGGATCGCGGACATTCGACCCGTCAAAATACTCTTTTGCCGTGTTTTCTGCGGTGGCCTTAAGTTTCTCCTGTAAGTTCTCAGACGTTCCTTGCGGTGGAATGATGTGGATATTGATTGGCCCGCGGAAGATTGCCGGTCCTTCCTTGGTTGTTGCTCCGGGCCAAAAAAGCACGTACCCGATAAACATTACGAGAAGAAGCGCGGCTAAAATGAAGAGTGTTTTAAGCCCTTTGAGGACTCCGAAAAAGATCATGGCCGCTACGATGGCTCCAAGAGCTAAAGCGACGAATGGTGTGATCATGTTGTATCCTCCTGGGGTGCCCGTGAAGGCACCCCTGCGATTTTAGAACGTGAACAAGGTGATGCCGTAGACGTAGTAGTAGTAATATCCTGGCACCACAAGAGCGTCGATCATCCACGGAAACATCATCGGCAACTACTCCCCTGGAAAAACCGCTTTACAGTTCCCTGAAGACCAGGCTTATAGTTGGGATTGAGGGACTGTTGCAGTTGTTGGTTGTAGCCTTGAACCTTGCCCTGGAATTGCTGCTGGGCTTGCATCTGCTCCTGGTTGAGTTGCTGGAACTGCTGCTGCTTCTGCTGAGGTGGAAGGGTGGGGTTAGTCGCAAGCGTCTGACGGCGAAAATTGATATCTTGAAGCTTCCGCTGGAGGTCTTGCTGGGCCTGGAGCATATTCCGCTGATGTTGCTGTTGGGCCTGGATACGGTTCTGGAGGGCCTGATACTGCGAATTGTTGGCCTGTCCATACACCTGTCCAGGGGCAAGTTGGGCGAGGGCCATAGTTGACCCCAAGGTTAAAATAATGGTCGCAACGACGAGAAAAACTTTCATTCGACATCCTCCTGTAAGTCGGCTGGGGTCTCAGTGGGAAAATCCAAAGACCGGGGTTTAAAGTCTGCACACCATCCATCGCCATCAACCTGCGGCCAGACATAACTTCCCTCCTCGGTGGAGTCTCGGTTAGCCTTGGCGGGCTCCCGATGGCAGAAGCCGTACAGATTTTGGGCGACCAACTCATCCTCCTTTTCCAAATCATCATAGAGATAGGGACCATCGAGATATTCACAGTCCCAGCATTTCGGCCTTCTGAGTTCGCGATCGATAGCCTCGGAATAAAGGACTTCCTTCAGATCAATAACGGGATCGGTCATACGCGGCCTCCTGGGTTGTGGGGCCTACATAATGTCCATAGGCTCCAGGGTCATAACCTTCTTCTGTTTCGTTAGCGTGACAGAAAGCACAAATTCGAATAGAGGTGGGATTTTCGGAGATAAAGAGATCGCCACATCGCAAACACTCCACTTCGTCTGGGTCTGGGAGTGGCCTCATTCCCCCACTGGCTCTTAATTGTTGGATTTCGCGCCGGATTATTTCTGGCTCAAGTTCTCTCGATGGCCCGATTTCCCGGCAAAGCTCAGAACAGTACTCATACTCCTCCAATGTGGGGTAGAAAACAGCATGACAACACTTACATTCCATGCGCTGGTTATTGCGCATGCGAAAATTGCGAAGGTGAATAAGATCAGCGCACTCCTTTGAACAGTATTTCTGGTTGTGAACTCGTTTTTTGAACTCTTTTCCACATTCACATTTCATCCTCTATCTCCCTTCTCAGCCTGGTCTCTGTGGCTCGCAAATAATCCACATTGATGTCAATGCCGATGGAATTGCGGCCCCAGCGCCTAGCTGCAACGAGCGTGGTTCCAAACCCGCAGAATGGGTCAACGATAGTGCTGTTTGGTTTGCTGCCGATGTTCACACAGATTTCGGCAAGCAATTCAGGGAAAGCTGTGAATGCTCGGATTACTTCCCCATTGACAATGACTGAAGGCTGACTGCCGGAATTAATTGACCAGACGCTTTTGAGGTAGGCCCCAGGCCGATCCCGCATAGCTTCGATCATTCTTCGTTTGGCATCGCTGGGATTCTCCAGGCCGCGGTCACCATAATCGATCATTCCTTGTCCGCTGTACTTCTTCTTGAGTTGAGGCCGGGTAGCTCCAGAGAATGGGGTCAATACGGCATCTCGATTCCAGTAATGGGTGGGGCTGGCCGCAAAAATAAGAACGTGCTCATAGGAATAAGAGGGGCGATCGTGTGATCCGCGACGAGCATCCTTCTTGTCCCAAATAACACTGAGCGTTGGCACCCAGCCGACATCATGAAAAGCGATCCTGGTTCTTTCGGGGATGAGGAGTTGAGACTTCAGCTGCACACCCTTCTGGAGCGGAGGCCGCGGAGCACGCTCTTTGATGTTGATTACTCCGCTATAATCTCCACCGAGACCACCAGAGCCGTTAAAAGTGTCTCTGATTACCCAAAAGAGATTGGCGGTGGGCTTTGATGCCCTCAGCATCTCTTGAGCGAGTTGCTGCATATAATCGATGTATTGATCGACCGTTTCCTCAAGGCCGACCTGATGGGGCGACCCATAGGAGAACTGGTTAAAATAGGGCGGGCTCGTAATCCAGCAATCCATAGAAGCATCAGCAAAGCCTCGAACCACCTTCAAGGCATCACCGTAAAAAGTTCTCCATTCTCCCTTTTTCAAGGGTGGTTCTTTGGTGAAGATGAAGCCATGTTTCACGATCATTCTTTGACCTCCTTTACATCGAAGCCACACTTCGGGCAGATTGTGAGATCAGCATCTTCGCGGCCAATAATGTGAAAGGTGACGTGCTCGGGATCGGAACCGTACCATTTGCAGTTTGGGCAGCACCACAATCCCTTAATCACTTTTCTCTTTCTCCCTACATCCCAAATAGTGCCGGGTCGGAAAACTCCCATTAGGCACCTCCATCGTCTTCTTGGTCGTAGGGGCTGTACGGAGCCCGCCCTGCCTCAACCTCTTTTCCCCATTTCCAGAGCATTAGTTCCGCGAGTTTGCTTTCCATGAAGATAGGGATGCCGTTGTAGAAGCTGGTGGCAAGCTCATCAATGGTCCCGCCGCTATCCTGCCATCGTGGATGGAGATCTCCGATGACGATTGCGTCTGATCGGAGCAGTTCCTCCATAGCCTCGTCTTTCCATTCCTCTGCCGAAATCCCTGGAAGGAAGAGTGCTTGAAGAAAGTCATCCCACGGGCAATAGGTGTAGAAACCAAGCAGTTTGACCTTCGCGTTGAGCAGCAAGCCGTGATGGATGTTCTCGATTACCTCAATCACGTTATCGCCGTTATACGGGCCAGCGATATAGATTCTTGGTTTTCTCAAAATATCTCCTCCTCTCCAAAGAGGTCGAATTCGCCCTCTTGAGTTGATAGAGTCATCGTTGGCTCTGCGTATGATGGTTGGTCGGCAGGAAGAGGCTCCATTGGCTCTGGACGATCAGTCTTTTCTCGATTGGTAAATGAGGCCCATTCTGGCTTGAAGGTCAGTTTAATTCTTCCGGTTGCCCCGTCGCGATTCTTAATGATGACCCCATCTGCGTCGTACTTGTCTTTTTCGTCCTTTGAATCCTCGTACTCTCTGTGGACCCCGATGATTACGTCGGCGTTTTCCTCAATCGCGCCAGAATCACGGAGATCCGCTCTGGTGGGTATTCCCGATCGGCCCTTCTCAGATACCCTGCGATTGAGTTGGCTGAGGACGATGACGACCAGGCCGAGGTTTTTCGCCATTTCCTTCAATTGGCTCATGTAGGCTCCGAGTTGCAGGTCGCGCCTTTGATAATTCCTAGTGTCACGGACTCCCATTAACTGAAGGTGATCAATACCAACCACCTTGATTGGGTTGTCTGGGTGGCGGTTGTTCAGCCGGGTGACTTGAGCGGCGATCTCAAAAGGTGTGAGGTTTCTCTCATCAATAATAAATGGAGCGTTACTCCAGCAGCTCATCTTGGCCCGGATCTGATCTAATTCGTGCTCGGTGATGGTGTGTCGTTTGAGATCGAGAATATCGACCCGGCACTCCTTGGCGACAATACGGCGGGCGACCTCTGGCCGAGTCATCTCAAATGATTGGTACAGGCACGGATTCCCTTCCTTTGCCATCGTCCACATGATATCGAGGGCCATCGCTGTTTTGCCATGCCCACTTCGACCGGCGACCACAACCACGTTGCCCGCATAGAATCCTCCGGTATAGTGGTCGATATCGAGAAAACCGGAAGCCAATTTCTCCTCAACTATTTCTTTTGCCAAGATCTTCTCTTCGAGGTTGAGCAGTGTCTCTGTGTCTTTTTTGAGTCTCCAAAGCGTATCCTCGCTAATTGCTACGTAGTTGAGTCGCACATCACCGAGCATCTCTTCACACTCGAAGATCAATTCCCCGGCATCCTTCTCATCTTGAAGGGCCAGCTTCGCCATCTCTTTAGATATGCCGATAATTTGACGCTTGAGGGCTCGATCCTTGACGTGTCCGGCATAATGCAGCACGTTGGCTGCGCTCGGAACCTCATCGATCAGATCGAGGATGTAAGGCACATCGTCTTTACCCTTCATTGCGCCGCTCAAGGTTACGAAATCGATAGGCTCACCCTTCTCTCGTAACTCGGCCATAGCGGTGAAGACCTTCCGATTTCTGGAGTCATGGAAGTCTTCCGGCACTAAAACACCCTGAATACGGCCATAGCTCTCGTTGTCCACGATGAGAGCGCCGAGGACCGCTCGTTCTCCTTCAGGAAATTGTGGTAATGCTCGTGCCATGAGTCTCCTTAGTACGTCTGTTTGAGGTAGCCGACATCGGAGCGTTCGTCTTTTTGAGGAGCCGCTCCGTAGGCGTTGATGCGTGTCTGGATTAAAGCAATGCTGTGACCGTTGTTAACCAGGAAGGGATCGTCATCTCTCAGGTATTGCAGGATGCGAAGTTTGAGGTCACCAAGGGACATCTTCTTGAGGAGTCGCGAAATCGCGGCGAAGTCTTTGACCTGTCCGACATACTTCCGGTTGAACCGTTTTTCGTATTCGGTGTAAAAGAAGTCTACGGCTATCTGGTGCTGGGTTTGTGGCTCTTTTTTCTTTTTTGCGCGAGTATTCTTTTCTTTTTCTTCAGGACAAGGAATAAGAGAGGCTTGGGGCTGTGCTTGGGCTTTTTCAAACCCGTCACCTTGATATTCCTCGTATTTTAGGATAGTTATTTCAACTCCTTTATGGGCTTTCGCTTGCACATGCCCTTCAGCAAAAACCGATGGCACCGTACATGCAGAGAAATCAACATCAGCGCGATAGACGGGCGTGACACGAATCATGCCTCGATCTATCCAAGCATCAAGAATGCCCCTGACTTGGTATCGAGTCATATTCCAATGTTCGGCAATTGAGACAATAGTGGTGACAAGTTTTCCGCGGTAATCTCCCTCATATTCAGCCGCGCAGAGAAGCCACAACCAGGCACCATTCTCGGTAATGTCCGGGTGCTCTTGCCATGCCTTACGATAGAATTTGATCCATCCAGGCCCCATTAAGCACTCCTTTTCAAAGATGCAAGCAGGGAAGTGTGTTGGTATATTGCTTCATGGTTCTCTACATAGACCCTCGCTTTTTCGATAATACCTGGGTCATCTTGCAACCAACCAATCCCCAGGTTGCATTTCTGACACAAAAAACCGCGAACCCTGTCACATCCATGACAATGATCAACATGACAATTGAAAAGGTTAATCTCGGCACCACAAACTGCACACAGAGACGATTGCCTTTGAAGGATTTCCCATACCTCACTCTCACACAATCCATAATTATTACGGATTGCTTGGAGTCGCCTCTTGAGCTTATCGGTATTCTTTTTAGTGAATCTTGAGATGTCTGCTAGTGCCTTTTTTGGAGGAATTTTGTTAGCGGCCTTACAGGGCAAGCATAGAAAACTGCCATACACAGGGCTCCATACGGCATCAAAAATACTGATCTCAGCATCACAAATACAACACCGAGACCGTTGCTGGCGTAGTTTTATCCAAACTTGCCTTTCGTGGAGTTTGAAATGCTTCAAAAAATAATCTAGTCGGATACAAAGGCGGCACCATTGTTCTCCAGAACTAAAATCCTCATCTGGCCCAATATCGCCACATCTCAAGCATTTCCTCATTCGCAATCATCCTCCTCGTTTTCGTTAAATTCACCGTCCAGCATTGATGTATCAGAAAGTGTTTCTGGTGGTAGGTCTTCGATAAAAACCTCTTCAAAAACGATTATTTTGTTGCAGCTTGGGCATAATCGGTTGTAGATCCTGTCTCGTGAATAAAAACGACTATCACATCGCAAACATTTCAGATATGCTGGTTCTGATTCTTTTAATCCGAGTCGTTTTCTCAGTGCCTCCATCGAAACGTAGAGATCGGAAGTCTTGTGCTCAGTATTTTTGCGTTTGATCCTACGTTTGGTCATAATGGTCTTTCCCCGCTTGGTCGAATCCGGCAATCTGGCCGAGACGAAACGCATCCGCTTCGTGTTCGTTGATTTTGCCCGTCAGATGCTTGCGAGCCTCAGCCATTGCTACGGCTTTAGATTCGTTTCTCTTGTTCACCAAGATCACGTTTGCCGTGAGTTCGTAAGAGACGGCTATGAGGGCACCCTGCGCCGCCGAACACTTCATCATCTTGAGCATGTTGTTTGCTCGGTGACCCTGGAACTCTTCTACTGCAACCGCTGTAATCGTCCTTCCTCCAACAAACGCCTTGAGACCGCACAAAAGAAATTCAATGCGTGTGGCAAGGTTGTTTCTAACCGGGGTTACGAGGGTGTGATACTTCACAACCTCACCACACGACCACAGACACAGACCCGTGTTGGCAATGCTCGGGTCTATGGAGAGTTGGAACTCAGAAGGGGATATCGTCTTCTTGCGTGCGCGAGCCACTACCTCCCCCTCTCTGTTGCTGATCCCGACCGTCCAGCATCAGCATTTCATTCATGACCACCTTGGCGGTGCGCCGGGTGACACCCTCCCGATCAGTGTATTCGTCGTACCGCATCTCGCCAGCCACATAGAGCTTCGAGCCCTTTGCTACGTACTGAGCACAAATATCAGCAAGGTTTCTCCATGCCTCAACTCGATGCCATTGGGTGTCCTGTTGTGTTTCTCCGTTGTTATCCTTCCAGACGCGATTAGTAGCGAGGGAGAATGAAACTACTGCTACCCCGCTCTGTGTGTGGCGCAAATCTGGATCTTGACCAACCCTTCCAATCAATAGAATTTTATTAAGACCTCTTTCTGGCATTACGACTCCTTGAGCTTCTTTTCCCAATACGGACACGTAGCATCCGCATAGAACTGGCACGGGCTCCCATAATGCTTCTTGCAATGGGCTCCATGACGTGGGATGGGCTTGGCCGATTCCATATCGGCCACGATGTTGTTCACTTCTTCGAGGAATGGATTGCCGCTCCTGACCCGCACAGTGACTTCTTGAGACGGATCAGTAATAACGACGGTGTTTTTGGTGGATGAAAATTGGTAGGTAGATTTGAGAACATTCCCAGACCTCATGAATCGAAGGGTAAAGACGATAGTTGAGGCATTTGGGAATAGGGCGGGACCAATAACTCCTGCATAAAGATCCCGCTCAAAAGGATCATCTGACTCCCATTTTCCGCTCTTCCAATCATCTATGTAGGCAAGGGATGGTTCTGGGGAAATACCCATATCTATAATCCCCATTACCGCGGCTGACCTCCGCGTCTTTACCCTTTTGCCCGTCTTGGTCGCATATACAGTTTCCTCGACCAAGAGGTTCCCTTCATTGTAATGATGAGCGAGCGTTTCAAGAGGCCACCAGGTATTGGTGGCGGTGATAATGTCACGAACGTCGGCGGTTTGTGCAGCATCGAGAGCGCCCTGGAGGTCGAGTTCGCCCTTTATAACCTTAGCGACCAAATCATGGGCATTAATCCCATTCATGGCGGCAATCCCGACCTCCTTTTTGCGTTTCAGTACCCGGAGGGCAAACCAAAACCACTCACAAAAGCGGAAATCTCCCACCGATGTTTTACTGATCGGTGTTACGTTTTCCATTACGCAGCCTCCGGTACGAAAGATTTCAAGCGTTCTTTCATCTCGCCTCGCATGAATAACCGTAGGTTTGCCGCCTCGGTATCCGGTATGTCATCCACCTCATCGACTTCCCATTTTTCCCGCATGAGTAGCGACGCTGCTTCGACTGCCTCGGGAATATCGTTGGCCGGAACGCCAATTTGCGCTAATCCTGCGGGTAATCTATTAAGAAGGAATTGAACGGTGAGTTCTTGATCGTCGGCAGGTTGGGAAGAAGAAGGAGGTGGTTCCTGGGTGGTGGAAGTGCTCGACGCGTTGCGTGAGGGTTTGGGCTTCGCGTCTATGGGTTTATCCCCAGGAACCACACCAGCCCAATCGAGAAGGATGGCGGCGACCTCCTCACCGGGCAAATGGAAGACTTTGCCGTCGAGTTCACTACAGCGTGTCTTGGTAAAGAAGATGTGATGCTCCTGATCCATCTCGCCCACAACATCGAATTCATACTCGATGCCGTCGCGCTGGATAATTGCGAGCCCCACCTTTTTGACATTCTTTCGACCCTTCTCCCCATCTTCAATCACGTAGTCCATCTTCATTCTCATGGTCACAATTAGATGGCACTCGCATTGCAGCATTGCATCGACCAGGGCATTGTGCTGGGGTGTGACATCTCGCCACGCAGTAAATTTGTTGCCCTTGCCCTTGATGACAGCCTTGTCCACAAGTTCCAGAGCGCCACCCCTCCCTGCCCACGCGGGACTAATTCCGTCCACGATGAGCACATTAAAGAGCTTTCCCCCCTCTTGGATCTTTCTTGTGAAGGTGAGCGGACTAAAATCTGAATCGGCCTCAAAGGAATCGATGTCGAAATCGAATTCATCAGCGTAGCGCAGAGATGACTCCCTTTCAGCATCGATTACCCCGATTGGCCCACCGATCGCCTTGGCAATCTTGAGGGCGGTCTTGGTCTTTCCCGATCCGGTTGGGCCGCAGATAGCAAGACGGATTTTAAAGCCTGTCTTTTCAGCTTTCCTAAATGGCATTCATCCTCCTCTAATTCGTCTCTTCAGTGGACCGGAAGCCTTGAACTTGATGACGGGTCCGAGACCCCAATCGTGTATGGAGAACTTTCCGAATCCTCTCAATTGAACAGTTCCTTCTGCTACTAATGCGTCTTTCAAGAGTTCGAGTAGGGTGTTGACAATTTCAGTGGATTGATCTATGGTGATGTCGAGCTTGTTTGTTAGGCGAATGATTAGGTTGAGTTTATCCATTGCGCGCAATCCTCTCCAGGTCGGTTACTGGAATCCGAATGAGAGGACGAAGGGTTTTTCCGGCATTGAGATCGATTGCTTGGATAATCTCCTTCTTAATTAGATTCCTGACGGTGTTTTCACAGATTCCAAGAAAATCGGCAGCTTCTCGAATTTTCAATAGACGCTTCTGCATTTTTTTCTTGACACCTCCCTTCTTCTGTGATATGATGCCGTTAAACTTAGGTTTGATGACTCTAAAAATTTCCGTCGAGACTCTAATTAGCACATCTAATTAGACCTGTCAAGCTTACTATAAGGAGCGGATGAAAAAAAAATTCAACCGATTGAAATCAATGAAGAAAAAAATTCTAATTAGCGATTTGGAGGCATTGGGAAAGGGGGGAAGTGAAATGACACCAGATTTTCATAGTATTATCGAGACGTACCGATATGAAGATGAGAATAATTCGCAGTTTGCAAAACGCTTGGGAGTTCACCCATCTATGATTAAGTATTGGGAAAAAGGGATGATTCCAAAGCCAGCAACCGTGCGAAAGATCATCAAGTCGCTAAAGCTTGACAATCACACAGCAAAGGTACTAAAAGATGCTTTTTCGTATTGTTCTGGGAAAGGGGAAGATGGGGGGATGAAACCCAAAACGACCCCCCTTCTGCCCACAATTCACACCGATGAGCGCGCTCAAATCCTGGGAGATACCTTTGTACAGGTGCCCGTAGCGGACGCGGTGACCAAGAATAACGCGGTGGTGACCGCGCCAGAACGATCGTGGCTCAAATTCAAGATCGAGTATTTGGATGATATTGGCACACGGTATAGGAATCTCTTCCTGTTTGAAATTAGAGAGCGAACCATGGTGCCGTCGTTTATGCCGGGTGATTGTGTGTTGGTGGATACAGGGAAGCGGGTTTTGGCCGATGATGAGGTCTACCTTGTTAATTTGGAGAATGTGCTGAGACTGAAGAGATTGACCCTGCTCCCCGATGGGAAGGTGAGATTGGTTACTGATGCTGATCCTCATGGCTTCTTAGATGGAGATCCAGAGACAGACCTTGATATTGTCGGACAAGTAGTCTGGCTTTGCAGGAAGGTGGCATAATGAGCATTGAATTCCGGTGCCAATCCTGCCGTGCTTGGAACGCGCTCTCCCGGACCACATGCCGGTCTTGCGGGAGCGCGCTCTTGCGGTATGGTCGTCGTTATCGGGTCGAGGTGCGCCGACCTAACGGTGACAAAGTGCGAAAGAGCGCGGGGAAGCGCGCAGGACTGGAAGAAGCTCGCCAGCTTGAGCATGAATTAAAAGAAATGATGAAGCGGGAATTGGGCGAAAGGTCTGAGGAACTGACATGGGGGCAAGTAACGCAGCGATATCTTCGCCAATTGGAGATTCAGGGACGTTACTTAAAGAATGCCATTCTCCACATGAGATCCAGCCTTCAGATTTTTGGTAATTGCCCGGTTTCCCACATCACCGCAGAGCGCGCCCGTGAATGGCACCTGGAACTGAGATCAAGACTCAGCCCCAAAACGTGTGACTGCTATCTTCAAAGTTGCAGGGCTGCGTGGAATGCTGTGGTGGGCGAGAAGAATCCATTTCAACAGGTTCGGTACTTTAACCCCAAGAATGAGGTAACTCGCTATCTCCATCCAGAAGAGCGTCAGCGCCTTCTTGATGCAGCGCGCCAATTTGGTAATCGATGGTATGAGTGGGTAGCGATTGGAATGGGCACCGGGTTGCGCCAAAAGAACGTCACCAGTTTGCGCCGGGACGAGATCGATTGGAAATCTGGGTATGTCAGAGTCACTGAGAAAGGTGGAGATATCTATGCCGCTCCATTGTCACCTGGGATTATGGCCCTCCTTAGATTGATCCCTGACAACGGCACTCCGTACTTTTGGTTCAATGAGAGAACAGGCAAACCGTTCTCTCACGATTGGAAGACGTGGACAAAGATCAAATGCCTTGCCGGAATCGATCCCAAGTTCAGGTGGCACGATCTTCGTCATGACTTCGGCACCAACCTCTTGAAGCACACCGGAAACCTCAAGGTCGTTCAAGATGCGCTCGGCCATGCCAATATCAAGACGACAGAGAGATACGCTCACCTTCTTCCTGAAACCCTCCGCTCGGCAATTAATGAAGTTGATCCGCTCAAACCCCATATTGCCCACCCCCCTGCCCACCTTCACCAAAAAGATGAGTAATATCAAAGCCGCTATCGAGTGAGCCCCTCTACTGGTTGGCTGGGGTAGTGGGGCTCGCAAACCCTCTCGATACCAGGCTTAGATTTATGCCGGCGCTGCTCCCAACCTGGCATTTATGATCTTTTCCCGTCCTCAAATAATACCAGATAATACCATATCATACCACGGTGACTCGACGCTCACGCCCACCCCTTTTGCCCACCCCCTTGTTTTGGAATTTTCGGCCAATAACCGGGGAATAATCCCCTGTTTTCTCAATCTTGTTTTTACTTTTCTGCTTTCGTGTGAGAAAATGAATATATCAAGCCAGAATTGCGCCTAATTTTGGCATGGGGCACGGAATCTCAAAGCCTTCGCAACATAATGAATAAAAATTGGGAGCATAGGAGATCCGGTAAGCCCCCTACCCCCACCAACTTCATTCAACCAAAGGAGTAGAACTTTGCTCGAAGGGTACAAAACCTTTATCACTGCGGCTGTCGCTGCGCTGGTCGCTGGACTGGCTGCATTTGGTGTTGTGGATCAGGCCACATCCACCGAGCTAGGCGGCATTCTCGTGCCCCTGGCGCTCATCTTCCTCCGAATGGGAGTCAAGAACGAGTCGGAGAAAGCTTAATCTGAGTCATGGCTCGACCTAAGAAACCCAAAGTTCCGCTGATGGCGATCCTCAGCATGGAACGCCTACCCAGAGATGTGCTAGAGCAACTCGAAGAGATGGCCGCGAAGGGTGTCTCTGTTGAGAACCTCCAGAGACACATCGCCAATAATGGTTTTCAGGTCAACAAGGTCACGATCAAGCAGTGGCGAAAACGCCTCCCATTGAAAAAGGTCCGACACCTCGATGATCTACCGGAAGATTTGCGCGCGCAAATTGCTTCTTGGTGGCTTTCAAGACGAGAGTACGCAGCTTGCGTTAAGGATCTGAACGATCTGGGATACCGGGCAGATAACATGCTCCTAGATCGACTTTACGGTGAACTGCTACGTGACGAAACCCAATCTGAGATCAACGGTGATTTTGACCCGATGCGGGCACCGATCTCGAAAGAATTGGAAGCATGGGCGCTAACTGCCACACTGGATAAAGTTGTCGATGCGATTATGCGAAGCACCTATAAGCCAGTTCCCTCTTCTCCAGGGGAGTTCGCAAAGATGGCAGATGTGCTGCTCAAGGTTGTTAATTCAAATATTTCTCGACGTAAACTTGACCTTGACGAAGAGCATTTAATGGCGCGTGCCAGATCTGAATTCGAACACAAAATTACGGAGATGTTGTCGGCCCATCCTGAATTAGTGAAAGCTATTGCTGAAATTGCTGATGAGGCCAATGTGGAATTGGTAGCGAAGTAAGCTCGACGCGCGTTGAATGCGGGGCAGTGGTTTCCCCCTCACTGCCCCTGCAATTATTTCGGATTTGCTTGGAAACTTTAAGAGACATACTGCCACAACGATCCCATTTGGCAAACACCCGTCGTCTCGGGTTAATGGACTGGATTGATCGAAGCGGGATTGTTCTGCGGGGTCAGCGGTATTCGACTGCACGTCATGAATACTTGGATGGGATCATTGCGGACAATCATCCTGACCAAACCTTCATGAAGGGCGCACAGGTCGCAATTAGTACCACAACCCTACTCAAGTCTCTTTATGTAGCCGATCATCTTGGCAAAAAGACGGTCTATTATTTTCAAGATGATTCGGCGGTTTCCGACTTCAGTAACGACCGCGCCCAGGTCATGATCGATGAGACACCATATTTACGGCATCGTCTTGGCTCCATTAATAACGTCGGTCTGAAGCATATCGGTCCAGGGAGTATCTATTTCCGTGGGCTTTTCACGAAGGGCAAGGCCAAGAGTATAGACTGTGATTTCGTGGTGATAGACGAAGTTGATGAAGTAAGATCCGCGGAAACAATGCACTTCGCTCTCGACCGGCTTATGCACTCCGAATTAAACTGGACCGTCCTTCTCTCCCAGCCTTCACTCCCAGGCTTTGGAATCGATCGCGAGTTTGCCGAGACCGATCAGCATTATTGGCATCTGATTTGTCCTAGCTGCAACCACGAGAATATCCTCGAACTCACCTTCCCCGACAACTTCCTTCCCATCCCCAGCAATAAAAAGAAACTATTCCCGGAAAGAGCGACTCATTACCGTGGTTGTACGCGATGTGAGACTCATCTTAACCCGGCAGACGGAAAATGGATTCCGCTTCAACCCTCTCGCTTTAAGCGCGGCTATCACCTTTCGCAGCTCTTTACGCAGATTTGCGACCCCAAATATCCTAATGTCGCGACAAGAATCATGGATGAATGGGAGACGCACCGACGTTCCCAGACACTCATGGCGAGATTCACGATTTCGATCCTGGGGTATCCTTTTGCTGGGGGCATGGCCCGCATAACGGAGGAATTGTTAGAGTTTTGCGAGGGAGCTTATAAGCCACAGCTTAAAGGCACGGGCGCTTTTATGGGGATTGACCAAGGTGACAAACTGCACGTTGCTGTTGGGGTTTGGTCGGGCCGCATATTCAAATTCATCTGGTTTGAAGAGTTGGATAATTGGGACAAACTTGACCTCCTGATGGAGCGATATGGTGTGCGCTATGTCGTTATTGATGCCCAGCCCAACAAACAACCCGCCAAGACTTTCGCTGCAAGGCATCCCGGTCGAGTTAGCATCCAGTACTTTGGCTCCAAGGAGATGAAAGAGGGAACGGAACTCCACGAGAATAAATGGGAGATTCCTACGGTAGTTGTGGATCGAACCGAATCCATCGATGCCATGATCGACAGGATGGAAATGGGGCAAATTCAGATTCCAAGTAGGCGCGGCCTAGAGGGAGAGATCGCGTTTCAGCTTGAAAATGTGCGCCGACACCTCAAGAAGCTCGTAGCAAAACACGAAGAGAATAATGATGGTATTTTGAAACGAGTTTACCTTCGAGGTAGAAGCATAGAGAATCATTATGGTATGGCCGCTAACAATTGTACGCTCGCGGCCTTCGAAATGGGGAAACAGGGTGCTGGCCCCATGGTTATGCCGATTTTCAAGAAAATGGGGAATGCGTAAAATGAGTTTTTGGAGCAGAGTTCGCGATGTGTTACTTGGACCGCAAACGCAAGTCGCAAGCGCATATCCCAAGGTAACAACGAGAAAGTCGATTGATGAGGAACTTCCAGCGGTTCCCAACTTCAAAAATCTCGCTCTTGGGGCAAATTCGATTGAGGCGAAATTCCCCTTTGAGATCTATGAAGTAATCGACAATCTTACCTTTCTCGATCCTTACGTCAACAAATTCCATACCACCACGATTAGTATGGGCAATACGGGACATAACCTTGTGCTGGATGCCACGAGCCAGGAGCAAGCCGATCAAGCAATAGCGGTAGCAAATCAATTCGCTGCCCGAGCTTTCCCGCTTGGGGGTGGCCTTGACGGTCTCGTCAATGCCATGTTCAGCCAGATTGCACGTTCTGGTGGCCTCTGTGTTGAGTGGGTGCCGGATATGCGGCTAACCCAAATTCAGCGTGGCTTCATGATTCCCATGAAGACGATCCGGTTTATCTACAATAGCAAGAAAGAAATGATCCTGTGCCAGACACAAGGTATGGATCTTGTGCCTCTGAATCGCGTTCAAACCTCCTTTCATAATGTTGTGGCTCGGGATACAAACCCCTATCCCGTTCCTCCCGCTATCGCAGGATTAGAGCACGCATCGATTCTGAGAAATGTGATTCTCAAGGTCAAAGACTGGATGGAGAAAGTAAGTGCGATGGGTATCCTGCTCGCTACTATAGAACGCCCACCCCGCGAACCGAATGAGACACAAACAGAATATGATCAAAAGGCCCAGCAATATCTCGATCTCATTGCAACAACCATTCAAGAAAATATGAGCAATGGCATTGGGGTTGGGTACGACAACATTGCGTTTCAATTCAACAATACACAGGCATCGGCCCAAGGCGCAAAAGATGTGCTCCAGATAGTGCTTCAAGGTTTGTTTGCCGGATTACAGACTGACCCAATTTTTATGGGTTGGAACTTTAACTCTACGGAAACATTCGCAAAAGTTGTCTATGAGGAGATGCAACAGCGCATAAAGACCTATCAGTTGGGGGTCAAGCGTGCATTAGAACATGCCCACCGATTGAATTTTGCGATGCAGGGTATGGGCGATATTGGTGTCAGTGTTCAATTTAAGGCGAACCGCTCCCTTGACGCATTCCGTGATGCCGAGGCCGAAATGATGATGACCAACAAATATGTTGCTGAAATTGAATCCGGCATCATTACCGCTGAAGAAGCGCGTAAGTTTCTTGGTTATGAGGATAAAGCGGCTGAGGCGGGTGAATTTGTTGCGACCTTCAATCGGCGTACCAACACCTATGAATTTGGGTTACCGGAGGAGCCAGTACGCATTGATAGGAAGCCATTATCTCCGCAAGGATTTGAGGAATTGAAACTTATTCAAGGAAATGCCAATGCTTAAAGGTTTAGAGAACATTCCAGTCAAAATTGACAATGAGACAGGGGAGGAGATCTTTACGCTGGATTGCACCATCGATGCCTCGCGACGACCGTCCGAAAAACAAAATGATCATGAGGATGAGTCAGAAGAGGGAGAGGTGCCGGTTGATCAAACAGATCCACCCGACTCTAAGGTAGAGAATGAGGGTGAGTCTGTAGATGATGGAATGGTACATGATGACTGGAGATTGATCAGTGCTGTAAAAACATGGCCCAATACTGGTTTTTTCAGGCCACAATTGGTTGATTACAGTCACAACTATGGCAAAGTGTTACGGCAAGCCATTCCACTCATCAACGAAAATCATCCCGATCTCATGTGGGACCACAGTGGTAGTAGCCGAGATATCGCCGGGTATGTCGAAAATGCCCGCTGGGAAAACTCGCGAGACATTCCCCCTGGTGTGAATGCCAGTCTTGTTGTCGATCCCACTTTCGATCAACGGGCCGCTATCGGCCTTGCAAATAAAACGCTTCGCAGCGGCTCTATCGGTTTCACGATGGAGCTTCGGAAGTCGCACCCGAAGATGGAGTTCTCTGACTTCGTTGAGAGACAGGGCGAAGTAATTGATGACGAGGAGGTCCGCTGGATTCCCAAAATCATCAAAGCAGTGCGACACATGGCGCTTGTTCCGGCTGGTGCTGGAGCTGATCCACACGCAGGGCGACGCGTCAGTGCTACTAAGAGCACGATTCAAAATAAAAAAGTGGAGGAACATGACATGGCTGAATATGTCGCCCTCCTGTGCCAGATCTGCGAGAAGATGGGGCTCGATGTCATATTGGATGAGAAACATCCTATTCCAGAAGCCCTGCCAGAGAAGATTTTCGCAGCCCTGGACCGTTATGAGGGAGCATACGAGAAACACAATGATCTCGTAATGAAACTTGCGAGCATCTCGGAAGAGCACCTCAAAAACGAGGATGGCAAAGCGCCTACGGTGGCCGAGCTTGTTGGGATGTTGCCTGGGAAGTTATCCATGGCCGCACAAGCTGACGTGATTATACGGCACCAGAAAAGCGAAGCCCTGAGACTCTTTGATCTCGCAAAGCTGGTTGAGGGCAAAAGCGACTTTACTCCAGCCGAGCGGCGCATCCGCGCCCGCATCGAAGAGTCGAGTGATCTCGAATTTCTCAACGACATGATTGCGGAGTACGCTCCGATTGCCGAAGAGAAATTTGGCCGCAGATCGTCTCTTCAGGAGGAGTTGCCCGAGGACAAGATAAAAGATCCTGATCTTTCCGGTCACGAAAAAGATATCCGGGAAAGCGTGAGAAGGATCTTCCCGAAGAAGGAGAACAAGTAATGAAACAAAGCCTGGTAGATCTGATCGCGATCGACGTTACTTGCCCTTCCTCCATCGACATCGGTGATCCGGTGGTCATGAGCGACGACCTCACTGTGGCCGCTATCAGCGGAGCCGGTCAGTTTATCGTGGGGGTAGTGTGCAAGCATGAGGCGAGCGCGACCAAATGCACAATTGAGACGCGATTTCGGGAACGACGAGACGATCGCGTGTCTGGGGCCGCGGCTGCGGTCGGACCTTTTGTGTTTGATGCCGCGGGTAAAGTTATCGCCTATTCGAGTGGCTCACATGATGCCTCTGCTATCGCTGGCGTGATACTGGAGGCGGCAACGGGAGCTGACGAAGTGGTGGATACGCTTGAATATTAAGAGGAGACTCGTATGAAGCAAATCAAAGAAAACACGCTCGCAGTCTCCTTCGTGTGCCCAACCGATGTTGTCGAGGGTCAGCCGGTAGTCATAACAGACGATCTTGAAGTGGCTGCAATCAGTGGCGCTGCCGACGATGGCCTTGTCGGGAATGTTGCAGCGCACGAGGCTGGCGCAGCGTCATGCACCGTTTCCACAAGATTTCGGGAGCGGCGTGATGATCGCGTGGCCGACCAGACCGATGCGCCAGATGTGGGTCCGTTTGTTTATGATGATGCTGGTGCTGTAATCGGGTACGTCGAAGCATCGCACGTCAATCTGCCCGCTGGATTGGTGATCAAGAAACCTGCCACAATGGAGATATATTGTTCCAAACAAGGCCCATTCACCATTACCGGCAGCACCAACGATGGTTTCAAGATGCAGATTGGTGGCGAGCTTGCGGACACCATCACGCTTGCTGCGGGCAGTGATCTGACTGCGGCTGAGATTGCGACAGATATAAACGGTAAAATTAGTTACGGTACGGTGGTCGCCTTACCGGGAAATCGGCTCAAAATTGTTGCTGACTCACCCTACCAAAACATCGCGATTCAAACCGTCGCGAACGATTGCTACTCGACCCTCGGGCTGCTTGTGGCTGACAACCAGTGCTCGCTCGTGGTCGAAACACTCGAATACTAAGACAGGAGAATTAGTAAATGTCTGGTGAACTCGGATTGGCGAATTCATTCTATCGCAGGGTGTTTCGCCCGCTTCAGGAGTACCGAGGCAGTGATGCAGCTCCGGGTCATGAAATTGATCTGATTGAATTCATGCAGACTCGGGCTCTGAACGAAGATAGCAAACCCGTTGGCCTGAAGAATACATCGGGACAGCCGATTGATTGGGAGGATATCTGGAGTGATCTAGGTCTCGATCCCGCAGGTGCCAACCTGAACAACCTCATCTCCTACCAGGGAGATGATATGAAATATCTCGCCCCAGAGATGGTCCGCGCCTTTGTCCTTGAGGGACTTGAGGCAGACGCGAATCACATGGATCTCTGCGCCGGTCAGGAGAATGTTGACAGTTTTCTGATCACTGCTCCTTGGATCGAAATGCAGAACGAGACCCCACAGACGGTTGCAGAAGCCGAGCGTATTCCCGAGTCCGGGGTTACGTGGGGTGAAAAATCGGTCAAGCTGACCAAAGATGCGATCGCATTTCACTGGACCGATGAACTGATGCTGACCGTTCGTCTTCCTCTCCTTCGTTACTGGCTGAGGAAGGTGGGTGCTCGCCTCGCGGAGCGGCTGTACACCCGTGCAGTTACCACGCTGCTCAATGGTGATCAGGCCGATTCCAGTGATGTCTGTTCTGAGATTGGTGTTGATACCGCAGGAACCATCGCTTTCAAGGATTTCCTGAGAGCATGGCTTCGTGGTCGTCGGATCGGTCAGCGATGGGAAACCCTCATTATGAATGAGGTTACCGCTTTTGACGTGTTTCAGATTTCGGAATTCAGTGACCCGCAGGGCGCTGGTTCTGTTGTGACACGTCTTGAGCAACGCAACCGGATCATCCCGGCAAATATGCCGTCCTTCATTACGGGCGTGCTGGATGACAACAATGTCATGCTGCTCAACCGTGCGTTCGGGATGCTTTTCCTCTCGATGCGTGGCCTTATGGTTGAGAGCGAGCGGATCATCATGCGGCAGATCCAGGGAACCGCGGCCTCGATCATAAGTGGTTTCTTGACCATAGACAACAATGCTCGACTGATACTTGATGGAGAGACCGCATACTCCAGCAAGGGCTTTGATCTGCTTACCAACATGACACCGACCGTGTAATCGGGGGTGAATCATGGCGCGTAAGATGGTTCGTCTAAGAAACGAGCAAGGTTCATTTTACGATCCAGATACGGGATTCCGGCTGCGCGGGGCGAAGGCTGTGCCTCACCCCGCAAGCGTCGGAGCACTCACTCGGGAATGGATAGCGGCTGGCGGTATTGTGGTTTTTGACCCCAAACCGCCACCGCCCCCAAAAGCCAAGCCAGAAGTGCAAGAAATCCCGTTTGAGGAGCGTGTACGGGCAGTGCTAGAGCAGTACTCCCTTGCTGAAATGCGCCTCAAGTTACGAGATAACGAGATTCGTTTCTCATGGAACGCAAAAGAGCAGAACTTAGCCGAGAAGATTGTCGAGGCTGGGCTGGAATAATCTATGGCAATTGATGTTTCCACTCTTGTTATGGATCAATTAGACCCGGTTTCCTTGCTCGATAGCACTATCCAGCAAGCTGTTGGTCGAGCAATCGAGGCCCAGACTGCCCTACATGGCTTTACTGGCACAATTGACGACCAGCAAAAGGCGCTCCTCGCTCTTTATGTACTAAGAAATCTCATTCCTCGGCTTTCCTTGAAATTCGCGATGAAGATCAAGGATGTAAAGTCGGTTAAGGCTGAGGCAAAATACGACAGAGCTATTCAATATCTTGAGCTACTTGCCAAGAAAGTTGAGCAAGAAATTGACGATGCCGAACGAGAGGTTTCGCCCGAGAGTGTGGAGGGAGAAAATCCTGCGTGGCCTGGAATTGGTCCTGTAGCATGGCTGGGGCCTGACGACTGATGGAAACCTGGATGAGAGATGCCATAGCCGACGCATTTGCGGAGGTTTGGGAATTGATCGCTGGTGACCTCGTGACGCATGTTACCACTGGCGGTACTCAAACACCACTCTTGACCATCATGGATGATGCGATGGTGGGCGAAGGGATGCTTTTCGATCCCGCTGGAATTCGTGATCAAAACTCACGAGATCTTTGCTTCCTCAAGACCTATCTCACTGCCAACAGTGTGAGCATTGAGCCGACAGATCATTATCTCATTAATGGTGAGCGTTGGGATTATGTTGAAAACGTTCCACTCAAGGATGCTACAAATCCGCTCGGCGGGATTCAGGATGTTGTCATTGTAAGGGTGAGACGGGCCGCAGAATTGAATCATTCTGACGCTGGCACGAATTGGGGCTTCAGTCCATAATGCAAGTTAAGGCTCGGATAACAGGTTTGCGAGAGCTTCGCACAAAATGTGAACGCTTTCCGACACATTTCAAGCTTGAGATACTGCGGGCAACTCACCAAGCCGGGAAGTTTCTTCTGAAAGCTGTTCAGCGTCGGTTTAAGCAGCAAGGCCCTGGATGGAAACCCCTGCACCCCAACTATCGTGACTGGCGCAAGCGGGTCGGCCTTGGAACTGCCATTCTAATGAGGACACTTCGTCTTTATCGCAGTATCCAATTTGTGCGGAGTAGCTATACTGGTGGATTTATTGGTGTTCGAGATGGTCATTATCCCCCGATTAGAGCAACGCTTCCCCCGTGGCGCAAGAAGAAGTACCGCAGATTTCCAAGTCACATATTCAAATTGAGACGAGAACAACACTCAGTAGCTTATGTGGCAAAGATTCACGAACTCGGGCTCGGCATGTCACCGCGCCGCTCATTCTTTGGCCCCGCGGCACATGATTCCAGAAAAGCTGTTAGAAAAATCTATCTTAATGCTGTGAAGAGGGCACTTAGGAAGTGATTGAGCTGATAGATCAGCACATCGTCAACCGCATTGGAATTATTACATTTGAAGGTGAGCCGGTGCGTGTTTACCCCAATGAGCCAGAACGCGATCTTGGCGAAACTCAGTTTCCCTGTGTGGTTGTAAAGCGCCATGAAGTTGTTATGGGCATTGAGGATGCGCGTCCGAACTGCGTGCTCTACACCGCCAGTGCCGAAGAAACAGAGATAGATGTGCCACTCAATATGGGTGGTGGATCTCTTACCGGGCCAGTTAGCTATACACGAAAACCTTTTCCCGTGCCGGTCGATGTTGTTTACGAGATTCAGGCACGGTCAACAAACGAAACTGATTCAAAGAAATTGATAGAGTCTCTTTTCGCGGTATTCCCCACGGGATACATGCCGCAAATTGGAAGCCAATTTCCACTCTTCCTCCATAGCGAGGACACCAATCTCGATGAGCTAGAAAAGCCACTCTTTATCGATGCCTTTCTCCTCACGGTCTGTGATTTGTGGATCGATCGTTTTGAGGCCGAGACCTATCAATCAATTAGGACAATAGACTTTGATGCAGAATCCCTTGAATAAACGGGAGGACATTGAATGTTACAAGGGCAAGTGAAATTGAAAAACTTGCGACCAGAACCTCGGGATATCACATTGACAGATGGGACCAATTTGCGTCTCGGCCCAAGATCCAAAGTGAATGATCGCGATACTTCGGCCCCCATCTCAAAGCGACTCCTCCCGATGAAGGCAATCAAGGGAATGGTTCGCAGAAAAGAACTGAAACTGATCGAGGAGGATTAAACAGATGGGACTTGGCGCTGCACGAGTTATCTATACAATCCAAGACCTTAGCCTGTATATCGATCAATTACTGCGTGGTTACGTCATCGCAATTGTTGAGGCCGAACGCGGACCCCTTTGGGAGCCCACTCCGGTCACAAGTTGGGATGAATATGAGAGACTTTTCGGTCGCACATTCGACGGATCTACAGATCCACTGGTACTGAAAACAGGGCTCCAGCAAGGGGCGAAGTTTTTAGTGATAAGGATCGTTAATTGTACCGATACCTCTGATCCATCCTCGATGACCGCATCTGCCGCATCAGTAACTCTGGTCGATCGCAACGACTCAGCAACCCCCGGCTCAATCCGCAGTGATGAAGGACCGTTCAATATCGTTGCTCGTGAAGGTGGAAGTCATACTGGTTCCGAAGCTGGTGACTTCACGTTTTCGAGCGGCGTGAATGACGATATTTCGCTAAAGGTATGGGGAGAGGCATCGTCCCAAGATGTCACCCTGGTTGGGGCAAATCAAACAGCGGCAGAAGTAGCCGCACAGATCAACGCTGGCACCACAGGCATAACTGCTTCTGTAGTAAGTGGTGCTGGAGCCGTTGAATACGTTAAAGTCAAGGCAAATCCAGTTCAGGTTGACGGAACCGTTGCCGAGACATTTGCCATTACTACCGATTCCAATGACAAGGTGAAGGTAAAGGTCGGTGGTGCGGCAAGTCAGACCTTCACGCTCACTCAGGGAGCCACACAAACCGCTCAAGATATTGCGGACGACATCAACGCCACAGCGATAGATCTCACTGCATCGGACGATGGTTCTGGTCATGTAAGACTTACGTGTGACAATGATGGCGATAGCCTTGAGATCGAAGCTGTCACCTATGATGCTTATTCTACTCTGGGATTCAGCACGGGCACCACGTCTGCTTCCCTGGAAATCGTGACTTGCTCCACAGATGCCTATGATGTGTTGGGGTGGACGGTAGGAGTCTACAGCGCCATCGAAGGCACTGATCGTCTTGTTGTGGCGGTAGATGGTGGAAGCGACCAGACCTTTGTGTTGTCAAGCGGCCTCACACGTACCGCCTACCAGATCGCAACAGAGATTATGCAGAGCCTCTCGGGTGCCACAGCTTATTCAAGCGGCGGCAAGCTCACCATTGTCTCTGACACCTCTGGAGCTTCGTCATCTGTTCAGGTGCAGACGCTTTCTACCGCAGACACACCGCTCGGATTCGATAACTCCCTTCACAGTGGGAGCGATTCTGGAACACCGCAAAACACCTTGACGTTCAATTCGAAGAATCCTGGCGCATGGAGTAACTACCTCAAAGTTCACATCTACGAAGCTGACCTGAATCCAGGCACCGCTTTTGATGTTCGGATCTCATACTCGAATCAGGGTGGCCTGAATGAATATTTTGCCGAGCTGGATATGGACCCGACCTCGGATAGGTACTGCGTCGATTACATCAATGAGCGATCTCGTCTTGTTGAGGTGGAGGATGAGGACTCTTCGAGCACTGGCTACAAGAATCGGCCCGCCGAGAACGAAGATGGATCTGCATTGACTGGCGGCGGCGACGGAAATGCTTTGACTGACGCTGATTATATCGGTGATGAGAATGCTCAGACCGGCATGTATGCGGCAGACAAAACGGATTTGTCCATCGATATCATGATTCCGGGCAGCTCCAGCAATACCGTTATTGCGGCTCTTGCTGCTTACTGTGAAAATCGTGGTGATCTCGTCGGCTACGCTCAGATACCGGCAGGTCTTGATCCGGGCCAAGCTGAAGATTGGAGAATGGGCAATTCGCCATATTCTCATGAGGCATTCAATTCCCATAGGCTGGCACTGTTCTTTGGGCGACCGCTAGTCTACGAATCCCGAACCGATTCCAAGAAGTACATTCCTGCGCTCGGCATGCTGGCTGCGTGTATTAGTAAAACGGATACCTATTACAATTACTCTTACGCGCCGGTCGGTCCACGTCGAGGTACTGTTGATTTTGTTGAGGGTCTTGACTTCAACCTGGGCGACTATCCTGGTTATCAGGATGAAATGGCCGAGTTCCAGATCAACAGTTTGATCATATCCAGAAAACAAGGTATTGAGGGCGCTGTATTTTGGGAGCAATATACGACACAACGAGCGGCATCGGCACTGCGCGATCTCAATGTTGTGCGGTTCCTGACGATGATGAAAAAGGTGCTCCTTCCCGCGCTTCGCATGTTCTTGTTTGAGCCCAACCACCCGGATACATGGCGCGAACTCCATCGGACCATCGAACCACAGCTTCAGCTTTGGAAGGCCCAAAGCGCCATCTATGATTATTACCTGCAAACTGACCGCGATGCCTGGTTTGATGGCGGCGAATTGGTGAACGCGGTGCTCAACACTGGTCTGGAAATCGATCAGGGCATCTACCATGCCAGAGTACTTGTCCAGCCTACACGGGCAATTCGTTATCTCATGTTCGAATGCGGCGTGATGAGAACCGGCGAGGCATTCAGTAACTATACTGAGATGAAGACATTGCCAGGTTGGGCGAGACGATAATAATATAGAGCACTTAGGCTAGGAGGTTAAAGTGCCAGTAAACACAATTGCACATACTAAGCTGAAGGAATTCAAATTCCGTGTTGAAATCAACGGCTTTGAAGCGGCTTTTGTGCAGGAATTCGATCCAGGCAAACGCACTATTGCATCGGTTGAGCACGCTGGAGCTGGGCAGAATCACCCGGATAAAGAGCCGGGGATGCTTTCCTTCGATCCTTGTGTGCTCCGCAATGTGGTGCCGGTCGATGGACCGGGAAGAACTTTCTTTGATTCTTGGATGGATGAATGCCAGGACGCTTTGACTGGAAACGGTCTTCCGGTCGAACAATGCCGCCGAAACTTCTCGATGTACGAGCTGAATTCTGAGGGCAACCCTGTCCGCGTGTGGGAGTTCTACCATGCGTTTCCCACGGGCTTTACGCCGGGAAACCGTAGTGCTCTTACCGCTGACGCGAATGTCATTGATGAAATCGAGTTGACGTACATCTCACGAGAAATGCGGGAGTTGTAATTTATGGAGAAAATTGAAAGGACAATCACGCTACCTGTCTGTGGGCTTGAGGCTGTCATACGTGAGGGAGACGGGTATTCGGATCGTGCTCTTCTAAAGAAAAAGAAGAGGCTGTACGAGGTAGTCCCTGACTATCTCGCATCCATGACGGTATCGATAGGTGGCGAAAAAGCGTCGCGAGCATCTATTCTGGATCTCGTAGCGCCGGACCAAGAATTTCTCGCGATTGAGATTTACAAGCTCAATTATGGCGAGGTTTTTGAGTTCCGTTTCACCTGTCCTTTCTGTAGTCACGAACAAGATGGAGAAGCTGATCTTGACTCACTGGAATTCACGCCGCCACCTGATCCCCCTACCGTGAGCGGCGTGCTTCCCAGGTCTCAACAGGAGTTTACGGTCGGGATGTTGACCGGCAAGAAAGAGCAGTTGCTCTTCAAGCGGGCCATTGAAGCCGGTCCCGACGTAAATCAAGCCGACTATCTCAGTTTGGTGAGCCTTGATGGATCGAAGGATTTTTCCTATGAGGATGTGGTATCACTTCCTTTGGCCGATCACAAGGCAATCCGCAAGGCACGCAAGAATCTGATATGCGGATATGACACCGTGCTGAATATCGAGTGTGAGAAATGTGATGAGACCTCTGCCATCAATATGCTGATGCACAGCGATTTTTTTCTTGCAGGGGGTTAAGTCAAACCATCCACAAAGCCCCCTCTCAATGGGGGCTTACCGACCTGACCCCCCTCATTCCCATCCTCAATCACACACTCGATAGTTTCGAGAAAGAAATCTTCAATATCTCAATTCATATTCCCAACTGCACCAGGAGTGAGGTTTATTCGTGGCCTACTGGCGAGCGACATCGCTGGTGGAAGATGTGGCAGCAACAGAGGCACATTGAGGAACAGGCCATTAAGAACGCGGCGAGAAAGTAATGGATCAGACCATCGGAATACAATTTGAGGCTAAGGGCTCACAAAAGGTCATTGACGAATTTGACCGTATAGAGCGTGGAGCTATTCGCCTCAGTAATAATTTCCGCATGATCGCTACCTCATTGGGTGAGATGGCGGGAGCGGTGAGGACGCTGAGTTCTGCGGTTGGGATTTTTAACAACCGCATGAAGAGTATGACCGGGTTTATGCCCGCCAGAGGGCGAGGTCGAGGGATGACCTCTTTCTCTCATGCGGCATGGGCCATGGCTGGCGGTCGTCGCGGGAAGCAGACCATGATGTATGCACCGCAGCCTGTTGCGATGGCACCGGCACCGATTCCTGGTTTTGTGATGCCACCCTTTGAGCAACCTTCAGTTGGGGGTGGTGGCAAAGGCAGGGGTAGGGGCACTGCCAAGGGAGGGCAAGAGCGTGGTTTTCTCAAGCGGTTTATGTTCGGTGGGCCTGGTTCGATGATGGGCGCTGGCTTCTTTCTTGTGCGGTGGATCATCTACCACCAGATTTTTAAAGGCTTGAGCAATTTGCTGACCGAGGTTGTGCTCGGAGGTGCTAGAGAAGCAGTTGATACTGCCCTCGTTGAACTTTCTGCTATTGGATTCGATAAAAGACAGAAAGATATGGCTTTCCGGGCTGGTGCTAACTTTGCCCGCAATTTCCCCATGTTTACGACTGAAGGTTACATCCAGGCCATGTCCCAGATCGGGTCGGCCATGGGTGTTAATGAGGTGGGCTTTGGAACACTGCAAAGGGGCACTGAATTAGCATTTATGGGTGGTGCCTTGAGCAAGATGTCGCCAGAAGAATTTGGCAAACTCCTTGCCACAACCCTAGAAGCCACGCGCAGGAATAAAGAATTCGAGGGCATGGGGAGCGTTGAGCGGATGGAGCGAATAACGGCGCAACTGATTAAGGCGATTGAGGTATCCATGGCATGGGGGCCAGACTTTGCCAGTGCTTTTCGCCACATGCTTCCCGGCTTCCAAATGATGGGATGGGATCTCTCTCGATCGCTTGCTTTTGTCGGATCGCTCAAAACGGCTGGCTTCCATCCAGGCCAGGTTGGTCGATTTGGAAGGTATCTAGCAAGTCAAGGTATCGAGCCCATGGCGAAGATGTATATTCGCGAAGCTGGGGTTGGTATGAAGGTTCAGGGCACGCCTGAACAGAAGCGATACGCGAAATCATATAATGCGGCTCTTCAATTGGCAGCACAGAAGATTATTGCAGAAAACCTCAAAGAAAATATGGATAAAACCGTCATCTGGTACAGCAAAGCCCTAAAGAAATGGCGAGACAAAGGGTTCACCTATAAGCAACTTGGCGAGGCAGAACGTTGGGGTCCAATGATGTCGAAGATAGGTGAGGTCTATGAAGATGTGGCCCGAGAGACAGAGCACAAACTCAAAATTGCCAATATTGGGGAGGTAGAACAGAGGTTCCAAGAATCTATGGAAGCGGTGGGATTGATCAAAAAGAAGATCATGGCAAATATGATGTTCTTTTTTCAATCGCTTATCGACATTCCTCGCGCACTTAAAGTAGGTGAATTTTTCTCTGCAACTTTTGGAGATATTGCTGATTTGCGTTTTATGCTGCAAACATGGCGCAAAGGTGAATATAAAGGTAATCTAGCAGAGGATATCGCTGTTGGCGGGAGAGTCTGGCAGGAGATGGCAAATAGATGGGGTGTTGATGCGGCAAACCTGCGAGCAGAATATGTGAGACTTGGTATGGCTGGCGAGGGATGGAAGCAAACATTTACCACATTTAAGATCTTTATTGACGAAATTGATAATCTCTTTGGTCAGCGTGGAGTCAGTAAACCCCTACAAGAAGCTTATCAATCTATTGTTTCAATGAACGCTGGCACAATAGGAGAGGGCGCGAAGAGTATTGCTGAATTTATTGGTATGACAAAGAGGGAGATTGACGCAATTAACCAAGATATTGCTAAGGCGGCGCAATTACTCAAGGGCGCACCGCCAGCAACAGAATTTTACAATGTGCCAGAAGGGTATGAAGACCCGATCACGCGCGGGATTAAAGAACTACACAAGGGCATTGCTCAACGCCATCGAGAGTCATTTTTGATGCCGGGGAACGATATAACCTGGGGTAGTAGCGCCGATATTTATGGGACCGCCGCACCACGAGTGAATGTGAACGTCTGGGTTGGCAATCGAGAGATAAAAGATCTTGTAGTGGAAACCATTCAAGAAATGGCAGAAACTACGGGCCAATCTGCTTCCAGTCAATTTGACTACCCTGTGCAGTAAAGGTACGCCATGCTCGCACAACCAACACAAGCATTTGTTAAAGGAATGGTGATTCCTACTGAGGGAGGTGGCGGGCCGATTCTCTTTCAATGGAATCCCAGAACAGTAAAAGAAGATAAGGGTGCGCGGTGGGCCAAGCTCCAACCGATAGGACGCGAGCAGCCAATTCTTCAGTTTTCTATTGGGCAAGCCAGGGTGATATCTTTCAATATCGATGTCTCTGAGCCCGGTGGTACTGGCATGTCGGCCAAATCCTACATTGATCAGTTCATAGAATTGACAAAGCCGAGCGTCGGCGGCAACGTGAAGCGTCCACCCAAATTACAGCTCATACTTGGTCAAGCTATTAAGATGACCTGCGTGCTAACTGCCGTCTCAAATGCTTATGGCCCTCTATTCCACCCAATGACCTTGGGGCCGCAGCAATCGACCGTAAGGCTCACCTTTACCGAGTTTATCTAATGCCCCTGGATCTGGATTTCTACATCACCATCGGCGGGACGGATGTAACAAAAGACACAACGTCTTGGTCGCTGGATGACAACGAGGAGAAGATTTCCACAATCACGGTAATCCTGGTATCGCCGGACAACCGCTATTTTGGAAAATTCTCCACGCAAGATGAAATTTCTCTTTCCTGGGGATCAAGCTCGAACATGATGGGGCCTGTCGAGTTTAAGGTGCGTCACATTAAGGAGCAGTGGCATAAAGATGGGGCGATGGTGCTGGTTCGGGCGCTTGATTGGACTGAGCGGCTCACTGGCTTGAATTACAAAGGGATGTTTCCTCATGGTGATCCTGTTAAGGCCGCGGAGGAAGCACTCAAAAAAGCTGGACTCAAGCCGGAAGTCCAAATGAAGGCTGGCAAGACCCCGAAGGACTTCAAGGAACAGGCCAACAACCATAGCGGTCATCGTCTCCTCGATAAGCTCCAAGAGAAATGTTCCCCCCTCTCGTACTATGGCGACGAGGAGCCGTATCCAGAAGTTCAAAAGGCCGACAAGACCTCTGGCGGTGGCGGCGGTGGCGTTAGCATTAAGAAGGGACCGACTGTCCATGGCGGTACGGCTAAATCTCCCATCGATCCAAAGGCTGGAGCAGGGGCACTTGCCAAAGAAGCCAAAGATACCATGGAGGAGTACCGGGTTGGCAATCAGGCCAAAAATGCTGGCTCGCTTTCCATTCGTGGCAATCTGATCCTGGCCGACTACCCCTACATGAAAGCCAAAGAGTGTGTCACGGTTTTAGGTGTTGGCGGCGCTGGCTCTGGCATCTGGTACGTGGCCTCCGTGAAGCATAATTGGAATGTTCGGTCGGGATATCATGCCCATTGTCACTTGCTCCGAATCGATACCAAGAAAGACAAAAATAAAACCGCTCCAGCACAATCGGGCAGCGGGAATGCAAAACCCATGTCGATGAAGGGTGCTCCCATAGTTCGTTATGCCAAGATCTTCGAGAAGAACGCAGTCTACATTGGGCCACGCAAACTCAATGCCGGATCTCAGGCCACCTTTACGGTTGGTGATGGAAAGAATGTCACATCGTGGGATTGGACGGTTAATGTCCAAGTTCCAAAAGATTCCGGCGATCAGGCCACTCACGAGAAACTCGCGCCCAACCTCCCCAATAAGAAATATGAAGTTGAAGCGTGGCAGGGAGCTGTTCAGCCCCACGGAGAACCGACCACATGATCCCTCGTAAAGTTATGATCTGAGGTGTACCACATCGTCCAGGGCTGCACCTTTCACATTGGGCGGGTAAAGGATTTGAAAGATCCTGATGGCAGGGGCAGAATTCGTGTGGAGATTCCATCCATCCTGGGGGAAGGTCAGCAAAACTGGTCAAATTGGGCCGAGCCTATCTTTAACAATATCAGCACCGAGGACAATGAGGGCGATATGGGCACATGGTCGCTCCCATTCGTCAACCAGTTGGTCATGGTCACCTTCCAGGGCGGTGACTACGACTATCCTATCTATGTCCCTGGACCGCCGTGGCAAGAGAAACTCGAAGAGTTCTCCCCTATGGTGCCAAAAGAGGCGAAGAAACTCTCCGAGCAGGATCGAAGAAAAGGTACGCGACTCCGCATTGCCAAAACAGAAGCCGGTCATTCATTAATCATGGATGACAATGGAAAGCAGGAGAAGGTTGCCCTCATCGACTGGACGGGAGCAGGGCTTTACTTGGTTGCGCCGGGTAAAGAA